TCAACATACCCGTTTGTAAGCAAGTAATTTTGCCTGTGGTCTGCATCTGCATAACCTATGTTGCCTTGATTGTCCTCATACAAATATCCAAATGCTGAATTGGCGATAAGGCTTGCAATGTTGTAAATAGTATCTGGGTCTTGACCCCCACCACGACTTTGCATTGTGTAAAGTCCAGGCTGATCTATTTCGCCAAGTCCAAGATTAACAGCATTAGCCCATGTTTCTGTCGGGTCATATCCTGCCCATGTTTCAGCTGATGGCACATCATTCCAAGTTCCTAGCAATACGCTAGATAATAAATCATAAATTTGATTTCCATCTTCATCTTGACTTAGTGCATCACTAAATAATTCTTTTGCTAACTTAACAAGTGATCCCATTGCAAGAACTGTGTATTCAATAACAGTTGCATTCGATCCAGTTGCGCCAACGCTGACTGTAATATCTGTAATATCACCGCCAAATAAATTTACATAAGCAGCTGATGTATCTTTGACTTGCAGACTTAAACTATCGTTAATGTCAAATGGTAAAGTTTGACCAGACAGCGCCACAAATGTAATCTGCAAATAAGATGGGTTTGGTTGCTGATAAATATCTGTGCGACCAGCCTCATGCTGAATATCGCTTATTGCAATGTCAGTATAATCCACACCAGCGACAGTTAATTTCCAATCTGGCGACCAAACAGTCATTATCCTGCTGCTGCCTTAATTGCTTGATAACTTAGTGCTGGAGTTGATCGGGCTGCGCTTTGATTAACTACTTTAGCCACAGCTCTTGCAGCACCTTCGCCATCTATTGCATTGACTGTGATATTGACTGGGTTTCCTGAGCCATAAGTAAAATTTGATCCGCCTCTAGGAACTGCTGGCAATGAGGATCTACCTGCTGATGGTGCTGGGTTGGGTAATGCACCGATATTAACTCCGGGAATTATATTAACAACGCGGATTAGTTCATTGGCAAGAGATACAACTAACCCAATTGCTTCTCTTAAAAATGTAATAAATCCTGAAATAATGCCTGAAATACTTGCAATAGTCCTGCCAAAACTTGCTGCACCTTGTTGGGTTTGTGTCAATGCTGCATTTAATCCTGCATCGCCTGTAAGTCCTGCAATAAATCCATTTAGTGTTGGAATGCCTTTGTCGTTCAAAAAAGTGATAAATTGCTCGACAAATGGCAACAATGCAGATCCTAGACTTTCCTTAGCCTCATCAAATGCAACAGTTAATCGATCAATCTTGCCTTGAAAAGTTTCTGCGTTTGTAGCAGCTGCGCCACCATACAATTCTGCTAGTTTGGCTTGCACCTCAGTAAATGACAATGTTGATAATTCTGCTTTAGATAAGCCAAGTCCTAATCTGCCTAAAGATGTAACATTGCCATCTTGGGCACGACCTAATGCATTTGCGACCTGCTCTAAATCTTTACCAGATGCCTTGCTTATATCTAACGCTAGTGTTAATAATTTTTGTGCTTCCTCAGTATCTTTAGTAGATACAGCCAATCTTTGTAATGCCGGTCTAAGCTGATCATCGGCAACACCTGTGGCGAGTGATGTTTTGAGGATCATGTCCTCAGTTGCCTTTATTTGGGCATCAGTAGCACCTGTGGCAGCCCGTAATGCATTGGCTAACCTAAGTTGTGCAGCCTCATCCTCTATTGCAGCCTTGACCCCATCAACGGCTAATTTAGTGCCATAGGCAACGGCAGCAGCAGCAGCGACCGCAAATGCAGCAGCCGCCTTCTTTCCAAATGCGGCTATTTTTTGGCTGTTAGTTTCAACCGCATTATCAGCTTGATCTAATTTCTTTTTTAAGTCATCAATATCCGCAAGGATCTTGAGCGATAAGGTTCTACTATCTCTTGCCATTATGACCACTTATCCAAAATGCGATTGTATGCAGCTTCCCATTTGTTAATCAATTCAGGCTGAATTCTGCGAAGGGTTGGATAGATAAACCAGCCACGCGAACCTCTGCCTTCCCGTCCTGAATATGCAGGAAACTGTTTGAACTTATTAGATCCAAACTCAACACCACCCCATAGGGTTTGCGTGTTAGCCCCACCTGAAAATTTCTGTCGTGCGAAACCATATTTGAACTCACCGATTTTGCTAGACTTTGAGATGCTAACTCCGTCTGCAACTCTCTGCGCAACCTTGCCTGATTTTGTTCTGCCTCTAGCTGCTGTTTTAATTTCCTCAGCTGCATAAGTTGCCAAAAGATTAGACTGAACTCTTGCTTCCTCAGTCGCTTGCGCATCCATAACTTTGAAAGCCTTAAGAATATCGCGTATGTCATTGCGATTGTAAGCAATTGTTTCACTTGCCATACCTCGCCTCCAATACTTCTATCGCTGTCAAAATGTCGTCTGCATCAACCCATTCACTCATTGGTATGTTGGTGGCTATTGCCAACTCAACCAATAATCTGCTTAGGCTTCCTGCTGCGTGGCTTTTGGGTCTGCATCACCGACTATTACATCGCTGACTGTTTCCATCCATGCATCAAATGGTTTGACTGGCTTTCCAGCAGCTTCACGCTTGTGTGCGTTATATGCTAAAAACATTAGATCCCACATGCCAAGTTTTTCTTTTGCTTGACTTATGGTGTTGCCAGTTGTCTTTTCCCATTTAGCCCACTCAGGCGGTTGGGCAATATATGTTGCTTGCTCGCCTGAGTTATATTCAATTGTAATTGGTAACTTCATTGTTTGCTCCCGTTTCTACTTCTTAACTAAATGTTTCGGTTACTGCGCCACCTGTAACTAGGAATTCGTAAGTAACTGTTTGTGCATCCATTCCTGATCCACCAACTGTTGGGTAACTTGGCTTAATTGGAAATGAAAAAGATGCGCCTGTTGCGCTTACCAATGTAATTGTGATGTCTGTGTCTGGTGCGCTATCGCAAGCAGTCCAAAGTGCCTCACATACGGAACTTGTCTTGCCCCAATCGGCTAACATTTCAAGTGCAAATGTAGCTGATACATTTGTGGTTTTGTAAGCCTCGCCATCAAGTGTTTGATAGGTCTGTCGCTCTAAAACCTTTGTCAAAATTGCGCTGGTTGCTTGTGCTTCGATGTCTGTTCCACCTGTGAAAGACAACGAAATATCGCGACCGGTGATTACTGTGGTTGCCATGATTTCTCCTTAGACTGTGCGTGTGTAGTAGGTAGATACTCGAACATCTGCAATAAGCAAAGTCGATGCTCCGACTGTGGTAACTGTTGGTCTTTCGACCGAGCTGACAATATATCCTGCTGGAATTACTGCCAGAACGCTAATAACTAACTGCTCAATGTTATCAAGTGATGCAGGATTGCTGTTGTAAGCAACTGCAACTGATATTGTAAAATTAACTTTTGCTCTGATATTGCTTTTGTTTATTGTTTCAAATTCTAAATATGGGCTATCTGGCACAACAACAACGGCTGGAGGAATAACTGTTTCAGGCACGAATGCATAAACATTTCCTGCAACGCTAGACAAGGCAGTTGCTAAAGGCGTGCGAATTTGTTGAAGAATTGTTTCGTTAGGCATTTATTGACACATGCTTTCGGTGTCCATGTATGAGCCAAGTAATCCAACGCATTTGTTAAATAATGATCGACCCATCCTAAAAGGTGTAGCTGTAAAATCTACTCCTTCGATTTGTCCTCCGCCTGCAAGTCTGGCTTGAAAGACTTCGACTGAAACTGTATAGACGGCTGATTGAACAGCTGCGTTTCCAACATAAGTTGATGCGCCAGATAGGGCAGCAGTTCCGGATGGGATGACATTAGCTTCGAGTATATCGGCATTAGTGATCGATTGCGAAAAGGTATATTGTCCAAGATTATCTGCCAAGACTGCTCTTGTTCCGTTGTAAGGCGATCCGCATCCTGTGATGACAACTGATTGTCCTTCCGTAAATTCATGTATTCCCAATGTCGTAAATGTAGCAACATTGTCTGACAGCGATACTTTCTCGATTGGTGCTTTGAATGTAACTAGCATTGGCAGAATAACTGTTTCTGCTGTGTCAATAATTTGATTTAGATAAGTGTCATCATAAAGAGCGGAACTTACACCCAATACGGAACGCAATTGACTTGCGGTTATAATTGTAGGCATAAGTTCCTCTCTAAACTCCCATTAATGGATGCCTGTGATCGGGAGCAACCACAGGCACTCAGTTAAATTACGCTACTGCTAGCTTGCGGAATGCGGTTGGGTAGCGATTAACTACGCAAACATATCCGTAGATACCAATTTCAATGCGTCCGTTTGCAACGATATTGGCACGAAGTT